GGTTTAGCTCTCGCCCCCCTTTAGCTAAGATGGTTCTAGTCGAGCACCAATCAGCGACTTGCAGAATGGTGAGAAGGATAAGGAGCGCGAATGTCTCAGGTGATTCTGCAATCGGCTTGATAGATGCACAACCGATTAGATTCAGACTAAGCAGTAGGCAGAGTAGGATTTTCATTACACTAAATAAGTAGCCGAAAAGAAAATCGTCGGACAAGCAGTTATGGCAGTGAATGTGCTTATCCCGTTAGTTCCGGTGATAAAGAAACAAGCTCCATCTAGCCCTGATTTAACGGCTACCCCCGTTCCTCGGCCTGTAATTGATGCTTGGAATGGTAAGTTTTCAGTAAGTAATGCCACGCTTGCACAAGCTACCGAAGTCGCACCAGAGACAGTTCCAGTAACGGTGACAACATTCCCAATCTTGGTATATTTCCCCGTTGAACTAAACGCACCAACTAAAGTAAGTCCTGAACCCTGAGAAGGAGTCCAAGAGCCTTCCTCGTAATCATCCAGCGTATTCACATCAGCAACCGCTACCGCTGTCGCAGGGAAAGCTATGCCTCCTGCTCCTGCTGTTGCGCCACCTACTGCCATTCCGGTAGTTGTTGAGGTAGTCCCCGTTACTGCTAGTCCGGTAGAGGAAACAGTCACTCTAGTCGTAGTTCCTGACCCAAGTATTAGATTTCCTGCGCGAGAGGTGATAGCAAAGTCAGCAGTAGACCCGCCACTTACAGCTTGATTAGCCGTACCAACGTCGCCAACCGACGTTCCGCCGTACTGCCAAGTTGCGTAGCTTCCTACGGCGTTATTGAACAGCGCAGATTGAGCCGCCGCAGTGCTAGTTATTAGTCCTACTGTGCTTAACGTTCCCGTCGCACTCAGCGCCCCCGTTACTGCTAGTCCTGTAGATGAAACATCAATTAACGGAGTTGTGTAGGTTGAGCCACCTTGCGCTGTGCTTGGTGTTAATGTCCAATGTCCTTCTGCATATTGGTCAACTCCTATCTGCCAATTCCTATTAACTCCAAAAGCTCTAGTTGTTGTAAGATACATCAATGGATTTGACGCACCTGTTGCTGAAAGTGTAAATGTTGCCAAAACAGCACTTACACTCAGCCCCGTACTCGCAATATCCAGCACCTTCGCGCCTGATACTGCAAAGCCCCAATTATTCGCACCGATGTTGTACCAGCCTGTCGTTGCGTAGCCAGTCATGTAAATGGATGGTGCGCCGACTGCCCCGACTGCAAAGCTAGAAATCCCCGTAAATACAGGAGATGCAGAATTGGCCTTCGTAGCTATCGCAGTAGCAATAGCATCGTACTCAGCGCCTATTTCAGTACCCTTGATTAGTTTCGCAGGGTCGCCAGTATTCAGTGCGTCCTTTGCTGCGTAATCGACAATTTTTGTGTAGTTCGCCATGCTTATCTCCTATTGCAATCTGCCTGTTTTGGCGTACAAATCTATGCGTTGAATTGAAACCTGCGCGTTGTTTATGTCTGCTTCAAAACCAAACTGAATAACCTTGCCTGAACCTGAGCCGTTAACCTTTACCTGCTGAATATCCCCTAGACCACTTTGAAACTCAGCGATTCCGAATTCAGCTATACCGTATTCAGCAGAAGCGCCTAAGGTTGATAGTGGAGTAGTTTCAGAGAAGTAGTTTTGAATGTAGTCATAACCCCATTTCAATATCACCGACTGACCTGATAGCCCTTTCAATGTCACAAGGATTTTCTTAAGTATCGAAATCAACACTTCAGGCGCGAAGTCAATCCAAGTCGTGTAATAAGACATCCGATAAGTCGAAGTTCTATCTATGTAGCCTGAGTATTTCCCGACATACCCCGCAAATCCGAAATACAAACTACCATCTTTAGCCGAGCATTGCGCTTTCGGAATCAGGCTCCAAGTAGTAGCCCTAGAAGCGCCGTTTTCCAATGGAACTTTCATATCAAAACAGTAAGCAATCGACGATGTAGGAAACGATAGAACGTAGAACGTATTAGCGGGAGAATAGATCGCCCGAACTGTTCCCGCTGCCGCCGCTGCTACATAATCCAAAACATCACGATTGACGTTCTGAGAAACCAATCTCAAAGGGGCAGACTTTTCCTGAATTGTTCTTTGTAAAGACCGAACACCATCGTTAGCCAAAAACACAATATCCTCACCTGTGTTTTGAACTGAATCCCTAGCGATACAACCAACCCCTAAAATCGTGTCTTGTAAAACCATTGTTGAAGGAGTCGTAGCGCCGGAATAAATTAGTATTTGGAATTTCCCAAAGATATAAAGGAAATTATTGTGAGCAGCTAGAGCAACTATTTCATCGCCACCTTTAGGCCAAATACCAATGAGATCCAATGAACCGGAACTCCCCCCCGTATAAACATGAGGAGAAAGCAAGTCAGAGAAATAGACCGTATTTTTATCCGTTGTTAAGTCAGCGCACCATACCCGACCAAAAGCCGATATAGCTTCGTTTGCTTGTCTTACCGTTCCCGCAGTTCCGGCTTTCTCATTCAACCTTCTAAAAGTCGTTGTCGAGATAGCGGGGTCGTAAATCAATGGGTCATAACCACGTTGCCAAAACATTGCTACACCGTTCAACTGACAGAACTTCCAATTAGCATCAGAAATCGTAGGCGCAACACCACCACCGCCGTAGGTTAACTTTGTTAAAGCACCACCAGAGACTTTGAACAAGAAAGCCCCACCCGTACAAAGTAGAGTAGAAGTTCCTTCGTTATCAATACACTCACCGATACAAGTTACATCCGAAGTCGACAAGTCTGCATGAACTGAATTCTGTGCTACCCAACCCATTCTCGAAGCAATCCGACCTGCTTTATCAATCACACAGTTAATCGCCGTCAAAGCGAAGTTAGCCGACAAGTCCACAGGACTGTCAGAGGTATTCAGGCCATAAAAGCCTGGGGCGCTAATCGAGAAAGGCGTTAGTTGTTGGCTCATGTTGCCTCAAAGCAATCCCACTCAACAAACTTCGATTGTTCTATCGAAATGTAATCCGCTAGAACGCTCTTAAACAGGTTGTAAGCCTCGGCAGAGTTCAACCCGCCATCTTCACCCCTCTCAACTAAAGCCCTCGCTAAAGCGCCAGCTATAACAGGCTCAGAAGGCACTGTAATTACTGTGGAGTCTGAACTTAGTGTTGCTTGAGGGATAACCGCGTTAATTTTGAGCGAATACACCCCCGCAGGAGTCGGGAATAGCTCAATCTTGCTGTCCGTTCCGTCTGAACCGTTGAAAGCGTAGTAACTGGGAACGCCTGTTCCAACCGTCGATAACTGTTGTTGGTCAAGAATCCATTGAATCGGTACGTTTTGTAACTGAACTTTGTTCGTCGTGTCGTTAATCACAACCCCACGTTGCCGAAGTCCTGAACCTGTGACTGTGTAGGTACTCGTATTAGCGACTGTGGCTTGAGTGATTGTCGTTGATAGACAATCCCACTCCCAAGCATCTTCGCACTGTCGTTTAGCGTCATTAACATATCTGCCCAAAATAGTTGAGTAAGCAGAAGTCGTAACCGATGCGGTTACAGTCTCACGCAATCGAGATTGAATTTCGTTCACTGCTTGTAGGAAAGTGGTCACGGTTTAGCTCCTGTCATCATTCCACTACGTCCGCTTTTTTGAATTGGAAGTTTAGTCTCTCCGCCAGCAGAGTAGATTGCTTGCCCCCATGCGTCTGAAGGTTTGTCTATACCTATCTGCTTTAATCCATCACGGAAGTATTCTTCAATGCGTTTAATATCCGCCTGAGTCCTATTTCTCCAGAACCCTTGCTGTCTTTCTGCCCTATCCATTAAGTTGCTTAACTGTTGCCTAAGTGCGTCCGTAGTCGGAGCAAGATCGTCCATAACTTGTTGGCGCAATTTGAAATCAACCGTTCCTTTTTCGTGCGGATTCCAACCATTCGATTTTGATGATATTGGTAGTTCATCGGTAAGGCTTAATAATCCTCTGCCTTTTGGAACATTGCCAACCGTATATGGCACAGTAGGAATTCTAGGCTCTGGAGCAGATAGAGATAATCCGCTTTCAACAGGAATTCCACCACGTTGATAAATCGGAACAGGTCTATTCTGTAACGGGAAATCTATCGCGCCTTGCGGTTGATAAGGCATTGATGTTTGTTGTTCGTCTGCTAAAGACAAAAGCCCCCTACCTTGTGGCATTGGCTGTTGTGGTGATTGAGGCAACGGCGAGTCATCAATAGCCAAAACATGAGGTTTAGGAGGCTCAGGAGTAAATGGCTGAATCCTAAAATCAGGTGGACTCGCATTCTTTGCTTGGTATGCGTCTGACAGCATCTTGTTTTTGACTGGAGTGCTCAGAATATCCAAAGCCGTATTCAGCCTCCCCCCGTAGGTAAGATTCAGTCCTGTTCCTGATTTCGGCGGTGGAGTAAATGCTTCTGGAAACGCCGCGCCCATATCGGTTAGGTCTTTCAGATTATCCGTGTAGGACGTATGACCTTTTCCGCTAGGCAGCTTTGGAACGTTAATATCACCGTTAGGAGTCGTAACCGATTCGTAGGCTTTAGCCTTCGCATACAGAGTACGTTCATCTTTGAATCGTTGAGCGAGGTCAGTCTTACCCATTCCGTCTAATCTGCGCTCAATCATCGCTTCAATCTGCTTTGCTACGTTTCTTTGCGCGTTTGCTAACGCAGTTGCAGCAGGGTCAGCAGTTGGATTATTTAAGACTTTGCTAGACTTAGCACGAAGTTCCCGCATGATGGCAATAGCACCGTTTCCAGTGATTTCAGGCAAGGCTGCTTTCTCAAGCAAGGCGTTAACCTGCCGACTGTTTTTCAACAAGGCTTGTTCAGCTTCTGGTAATTCAGCAATGAATGATTTTTCGTTCAATCCATCCAAATACTGCTTATCGGTCTTGAACAAAGGAATGTCTTGGACTTCTTTCGATACATCAACAAACCCCTGTTTAACGTCATCGTAGGCAGGCTTTGTCAATGGAGTGCCTTCTGGAATACCTAAATCTTCTCTTGCTAGAGCGTTCGCTTTTGGTTGGTTGATTTGATACGCACCACGATTCAATCCGGTATCTCCGACTAATGCCGCCCCTGCTCTGTTTTTTAGAACTGGATTCGTAGAGTTTGGATTCACCGCCATTTCATGCTTACGCATAAGAGCGATGTTATCTAGTAAAGCGCCTTGATTGCCACTGTCAGCAACTGCTTGAACGTTATATTCACTCTTAGGAGCGACTTTCTCTATTGCGGTTTTACCTGCTTGGCCAAGCAAAGATGACTCGGAACCAAGCACCGATTTAACCAATGGAGCTTGTTGCTGAATCGCCCTTCCTAACATCGGCAGTTCTTGCCCTGCTATCGGTAATCCAGCAAGTTTGCTTGCATCAAGCGCTTTACCAACAGCAGCAAGATTTTCTTTGCCACCTTCGCTACGAGGTTGATAAGTCATTGCCTTTTGAACATCAGCGTTTACTTGGTCGCCTATGCGTGGCTCACCTGTCAATCCCGAATAAATATCTCCCGCCATTCCAGCAAAGCCCGCAACAGGGGCAGCAACCATTCCGCTTGCTATGGTGGCGATAGGTTCTAGGACAGAATCAGCAGCGCCGCGAACTTTCTCAAGAAACCCTTTTTCTTGCGGCGGATTGCCAGCACCAACTGAGGCAGATTGCTTTCCCCCGTCAATTCCTTTTACCGATTTCCCAAACTGAGCCTCTGCGCGTTTCTGTACAGTTTCAGGCGTAACAGTGTCCGGCGCATTCTTGTAGACATGCGTTGAACCGTCATCAAAGGTAATCGTTATATCGCGGGGCATTACCAGTTACTCACAGTGGCAGTTGATTTAACTTCGGGGGTTTTATCTTGCTTGCGAATCTTTGAGTATTCATCTTCCATTGAGGAAATGCGATTGTGTGAGTCGGCCTGAAGTCGCTCAATGACTCTACGCATACTTTTCAATGGCATGTTCCCACTGATAACGTTTTCCATTTCCTTACGCGCAGTATCAGACAAAACCCCGACAAGATTTGGATTGCTAACCACCCGCGCCGCCTCGTCTTTGAATATCTTAACTTGCGCTAGAAATTCAGCCATATCAGGATGGTCGCCAATATTCTGCTCAATCCAGTTGATGGGTCGATTCGCTAGTGCTACGTTGGTAACGATGGCTTTATCAGCAAGTGTTTTCAGGACTTCACCGTTCTTATCAACCATACCCACAAACGGTCGCAATACAGAAAGTTGAACTCCGACTTTTGCTTGTTGTGCAGTCCTTGTTTTTGCATCAGCCGTTCCGCTTACCATGTCCAACGTAGGATTCAGCGTGAATTGATTAGCAAGGATAATTGCGCTACGGCTATTGATTCTGGCAGGGTCTAACCGACCTTCGGTAACAGCCTTGTCCAAAGCATTCTGTTGTTCGGGAGAAAGGTTGTACTGAGCGCCAGTTGTTGTGACGTTAATGTGAGTGCGCTTATCCACCAACTTTTGGTAAGCATCAGCAACAAACTTAGCGCGTTCAGGCGTTCCCGCTTTCAATCCTTTAGCATCAGCAGCAGCCTCAACGAGTTTTTGTTCATTGGACATGCTTTCATATTGAGACTTCTTTTGCATCCACTGTTCAAGGGTTCCTTTGTAGCCATTATTTTTTCTGGCGTACTCGTACTCTTGAATGTCGTTTGTTGGCTTGTTGGCTTTTTCTTTCTGCTCAT